ATTGGGAAACCTTACACAACAAATGGCTAGAGAAAATCAATCTAATGACACAGGCGGCTATCAATCTTCATGGGGTGGTGTATCTGATTTTATGAGTGGCTCTGGAACATCAGCCGACATGGGTTCATTTAAAAAAGGTGGTAGTGTTAAAAAATCTATTAGAGAAAGAATCATTAATTTAGTTGGTGGACCATCGGCAGCAGCAGCTGAATTAGGTTTAGAAGGTATACTACAAATCTATGATCTATTAGGCATGCCTCTATTCGCAAAAGGAGGACTTGCAAAAAATAAATTAACTGATACAGTGCCTCCTGAGAAGGGCCCAGACTCACAAGGTGTTGAAAGCCTATTTAGGAGAAAATAATGGCAGAAATAGATAAATCATTACCCAATCAACCGGAAGATATTAAGTTAGAAGATATTAATGAAGTTGAAACAGTTTCTGAAGAAGAAACTCCATCAACAGATGAAGTCGAAGTAATTACAACTGAAGATGGTGGTGCGGAAGTATCTTTTGACCCAAGTGCCATTGAGCCACAATCAACATCTCATTTTCAAAATTTAGCTGAAGTATTAGATGATGCAACATTAGATCCATTAGGTTCTAAATTAACTTCTGATTATATGGACTACCGATCTTCAAGAAAAGATTGGGAGGACACTTATAGAAATGGTTTGGATCTTTTAGGATTTAAATACGAAAGAAGAACAGAACCATTTAGAGGTGCAAGTGGTGTAACACACCCTGTTTTATCTGAAGCTGTTACTCAATTCCAAGCACAAGCATACAAAGAATTATTACCTGCGGATGGTCCTGTTAGAACACAGATTTTAGGATTAGAAACTCCTGCTAAACAAGACCAAGCAAACAGAGTCAAAGATTTTATGAATTATCAAATCATGGATCAGATGAAAGAATATGAACCAGAGTTTGACCAAATGCTATTCTATCTCCCTTTGAGCGGGTCAACTTTTAAAAAAGTTTATTATGATGAACTTTTGGGTAGGGCGGTTTCAAAATTCATACCTGCCGATGATTTGGTAGTTCCCTACTCAGCAACAAATTTAGATGATGCAGAAGCCGTTGTGCATATCATCAAGATGTCTGAAAATGATTTAAGAAAACAACAAGTAGGTGGTTTCTATAAAGACATAGAATTAAATCCACCACAAATGTCTAGTGATGAAATTACAAAAAAAGAACAAGAGTTAGAAGGTGTCAAACAAAATAAACAAGATGACATTTATACATTATTAGAATGTCATGTTAATTTAGATTTAGAAGGTTTTGAAGATTTAGATTCACAAGGTATGCCAACAGGAATTAAACTTCCGTATGTGGTAACAGTTGAAGAGTCATCTAGAAAAGTTTTATCTATTAGAAGAAATTATGCAGAGAATGATATTAAGAAAAACAAAACAAATTATTTTGTGCATTTCAAATTTTTACCTGGTTTAGGTTTTTATGGTTTTGGATTAATTCACATGATTGGTGGATTATCAAGAACAGCTACTTCTGCATTAAGACAATTGTTAGATGCAGGAACTTTAGCAAATTTACCTGCTGGATTTAAATCTAGAGGCATTAGAGTTAGAGATGATGCTCAACCATTACAACCAGGAGAGTTTAGAGATGTAGACGCACCTGGTGGTAACATCAGAGATCAGTTTATGACTTTGCCTTTTAAAGAACCAAGCGCGGTCCTTTTACAATTGTTAGGTGTAGTTGTGGGTGCTGGTCAACGGTTCGCGGCTATTGCAGATATGCAAGTAGGTGACATGAATCAACAAGCGGCTGTTGGAACAACTGTCGCGTTACTTGAAAGAGGTTCAAGAGTTATGTCCGCTGTACACAAAAGATTGTATGTTGGTCTTAAACAAGAATTTAAATTATTAGCACAAGTATTTAAAACATACTTACCAAAAGAATATCCATATGATGTTGTAGGAGGTCAAAGACAAATTAAACTAACAGACTTTGATGACAGAGTTGATATTTTACCCATAGCTGATCCAAACATATTTTCTCAAACACAAAGAATTTCTTTAGCTCAAACACAATTGCAACTTGCTCAATCAAATCCTCAAATACATAATCTGTACCAAGCGTACAGGTCGATGTATGAAGCAGTTGGTGTAAAAAATATAAACGCTATTTTACCACCACCACAACAACCAATGCCTAAAGATCCATCTTTAGAACACATTGATGCTTTAGCAGCTAGACCTTTTCAAGCATTTCCAGGTCAAGACCATAGAGCACATATTGAAGCTCACTTAAACTTCATGCAACTTAATATGGTAAGAAATGCTCCAATGGTTATGGGTTCAATACAAAAAAATATTTTAGAACACATATCTATTATGGCTCAAGAACAAGTTCAGTTAGAGTTTGTTAGAGAGTTTGGTCAATTACAAGTATTACAACCACAAGCACAAGCTAACCCAGCCGTTGGACAAGTCATTCAACAAATCACACAAAAGATTGAAGCAAGAAAAGCACAACTAATTGCTGAAATGACACAAGAATTTGCAATGGATGAAAACAAAATTACATCGCAAATGGATGGAGACCCATTATTAAAATTAAAATCAAGAGAAGTTGACTTACGTGCAATGGAAAATGAGCGTAAAAAAGTCAATGATGAAGAAAGAATTAATCTTGATAAGATGAAAGCAATGATGAACCAAGCTAATCAAGAAGAAAAACTTGAACAAAACGAAGATTTGGCTAAACTACGAGCTGGAGTAAGTCTTGCAAAGATGGGAATCAATCAAGCAAAGATAAATATTAATGATTAATAGGAGCAGTATGAGAAAACAGTTGAGTGGTGGACAGAAAAAAGTTAAAAAAGTAATGAAAGAGTTCAAAAGAGGTGAGTTGAACATTGGAAAATCACCAAAAAAAGTGAAATCCAGAAAACAAGCAATAGCAATCGCGCTTTCTGAAGCAGGATTGTCTAAAAATAGGAAAAAAAGATGAAAAAAACTGCAGTAACAAAATATAAAACTGGCGGAAAACCTGTTGAGATGTCAAAACCTAATGAATCTCAAAAACAAAAGGTTAGAGGTCAGAAAAAAATGTTAAAAGAAAAGCAAAGAACAGCAACTTGGTACTAATTTATGTTTCCATGGGGATTATTAGGTCAAGGTTTAAAAGCTGGGCTTGAAATTTACAAAAATAAGAAGGCAGCTGACGTTGCAATGTCAGAAGCTAAACTTCTTCACGTGGAAAAAATGAAACGTGGAGAAATTGAGTTTACTGGAAAGATTGCAGAGAATCAAAAATCAGACTGGAAGGACGAATTTGTACTTTTGACAATTTCCTCACCACTGTTTTTATTGGCATATTCTGTATTTGCAGAAGATGAGAAAATGCAAGCAAAAATTGATCTATATTTTCAAAAATTACAAGAGATGCCCTGGTGGATAGTTGGCCTTTGGGTAACAGTAGTTACAGCTATATATGGACTTAAGGCTACAGATGTGATAAATATGAACAAAAATAAATAAGGAGAAAATTATGGCTAATCCAAGATATAATTTACAAGTTGCAAACAAAAGAGTTGCAAAAAAAGATGGTGGAATGATGAAACCTGTAGATAAAAATAAAAATCCAGGTTTAGCAAAATTACCAAAATCTGTTAGAAACAAAATGGGCTACATGAAAAAAGGTGGAATGGTAGACAAAAGAAACAAAGCTTCTAAAGAATTTTTTAAATTTGCAAAAGGAGAAAAACCAAGAGTTAAAAAAGCTGTTGGTGGAATGTTAAAGAAAGTATCTAGAGATTTCAAAAAAATGAAACCTTTATCAAAACCTTCTTCTCCTGGTCCTACAAGACCAGCTCCTGAACAATTACCAAATAAACCAATGAGAAGATTTAAAAGACAAAAGGAAAAATAATGGGAATTTTTGGAATAGCTAAAAAAGGTTTAGGTCTTCTTGGTAAAAAGAAAAAATTTACTTCAGCAGGATTAGATAGTCCTGTAATTAAAAGTGTAAAACCAAGTGTACCAAAAACAGGTACAGAAAAAGCAATTAGTATAATGAGAAAACTAAATCAAAGAGTGAGAGCAACTAATTCAAAATTAAAACAAAAAATTTTTGAAACAAAACAAAAAATAAAAGAAGTAGAAAAAAAAGGAAAATAAAATGGCAAACAAATTTTTTAATAAACAAGTAACTCCAAGAAAAGGTTATGCAGTAGGTGGTGTAGTTAAAACTGCAGTAAAAGCAGCGGCAAAATCAAAAGCTGCTACAAAAGCAAAAGAAGTTATTTCTAGAAAAACAAAAGAGTTTACATCTAGTTTAAGTAAAGCAAAAGAAAAAATGTACAAAGATCTAGGGCTTAGTAAAGAATACAAAGCAGCAAAAGATGCTCCAGTTGAAAGACCATTTGGTGGTGCCTTCAAAGAAAAAATGAAATCAGTTGAAAAGAAAGCTAGAAAAAAATTAGGTATTGGTGAAAACGAAGGTGTATTTGCAACATACAAAAAAATGAGAGAGAAGTATGGATTGAAAGGTGATATTCCTTCAAGATTTAGAAGATTTGGCGGCAAAAGAGTTAAAGGTAAAACTTTTGAAGAAAGAGCCGACACAATTTCTAAAATGACAAAGGAGAACAAATAATGCCTGGATTTGGAATAGCAAAAAAAGGACTTGGTTTATTAGGGAAATCTGCTTTTAAAAGAGTCAAACAACAAATACAAAAAACACCTAACAAAAATTTTAGACAAGATAAATCTTATACATTAGACATTCCTTCGAAAAGAAATCCAAATCAAAAAACTTTTCAACGTATTGAAGGTGGTAAAGAACAAAAGAAAAAAGCTATTCAACAACAGCAAGATATATATAATAAACAAAAAGAAGATTACAGATCACCTTTTAAAAAAGGTGGTTCAGCAAAACCTGGCCTATGGGCTAACATTAATAGAAGAAAACGATTAGGTATTTCAAGACCAAAATCTAAATCAACTATATCAGCTAAAGCGTATGCAAATATGAAAGCTGGTTTTCCTAAAAAGAAAAAATAATGTTTAGAAGACAATATAAATCAGGTGGCAAAACAGCAGCCTGGCAACGTAAAGAAGGTAAAGATCCAAAGGGCGGATTAAATAGAAAAGGTATTGCATCTTACAGAAGAGCAAATCCTGGTTCTAAACTTTCTATGGCTGTAACTACTAAACCATCAAAATTAAAAAAAGGATCAAAAGCTGCTAACAGAAGAAAATCATTTTGTGCTAGAATGAGTGGTATGAAAAAAAGATTAACTTCTGCAAAAACGGCAAACGATCCAAATTCAAGAATTAACAAATCACTTAGAAAGTGGAATTGCTAATATTAGGTAGAGGAGAGAATGGACGATCCAATAAATATACTTTATAAAATCCAAAGAAATGCTAGAAATAGTTTACAAACTATTGGAGACGCTATGATTAGCGGAGGGGTTGACAATATGGAGAAATATAAGTATCTATTAGGTCAGGCACATGCCATACAATTAATATTACAGGATATCTCTAACCTGCTACAAGATAAGGAGCAAAATGATGAAAAACCAGACACAACAAATGTCATCGCCGTCGATTTCAGCGGAGAGTACGGAAATACCGAAGACTAAATCAGCACTTTTAGAAAAATACCAATCACAACCAAATGACGAAGTAAAAGGCAAAAAAAGAATTGATGAAACAAATGTTGATTCAATTGTAGATGAATTGCCAAATCCTTCTGGATATAGAATTTTAGTTTTACCTTTTACACCAAAAGATAAAACCAAAGGTGGAATTATAATTGCACAAGAAACTTTGGATAAATTAAGAATCGCAGTTAACTGCGGATATGTTTTAAAAATTGGACCATTAGCTTATGCAGATAAAGAAAAATTTGCAACAGGTCCTTGGTGTAAAAAAGGAGATTGGGTGATCTTTGCCAGATATGCTGGTTCAAGATTACCAATAGAGGGTGGAGAAGTGCGAATATTAAACGATGATGAAGTCTTGGGAACTATAAAAGATCCTCAAGCAGTACTTCATCACATCTAACAACATAGGAAGGCACTATGCAAGAAGACGCAAAAAAAGAAGAACTAATTGATGTAGGCGAAAAAGAAGGCGCTGAAATTAATTTAGATCAAGACAACGAGCAGACAGAAGAAGCCGTTGCAGAAGAGAAAGTAGAAGAGATTAAACAGGAAGAAGCTCCTGTAGAAGAAAAAGCTGTAGAAGAGAAAAAGGATGATAAAGAGGACGAGTTAAAAGCTTATAGTGATGGCGTTCAAAAACGTATTGCTAAACTTACTCGTAAAATGAGAGAAGCAGAAAGACAAAGAGAGGAAGCTATTGCTTTCGCTCAATATGCTAAAAAAGAAAGAGACGAACTACAAGGTCGTTTCTCTAAACTTGATAAGTCTTATGTATCTGAATTTGAAAACAGAGTTAAGACAAACATGGACGCTGCAAGACAAGCTTTAAAAACAGCTATCGAAGCACAAGATGTTGAAGGTCAAGTAAAAGCACAAGAGCAAATGGCTAACTTAACTGCTGATGCAGCTAGATTAGCTTCTTTGAAGTCAATACAGCAAGAACAACCAAAAGAAGTAGAAAAAGAGATCAATATCACACCTCAAAGAAGTGTATATGAAGCTCCAGCTACGGATCCTAAAGCAGAGTTTTGGGCATCTAAAAATGCTTGGTTTGGTAATGATTCTGCAATGACTTACACTGCTTTTGATCTACATAAAAAACTAGTCGAGGAAGAAGGTTTCGATCCTAAATCTGACGAATACTATTCGGAAATTGATAAAAGAATAAGACTTGAATTTCCGCATAAATTTGATAAGATGCCGGGTAATACTATAGAAAGAGCAAAACCTGCTCAAACTGTAGCTTCAGCTAATCGTCCTAGCATGACAGGACGCAAAAAAACTGTGAGACTCACTCCATCACAAGTAGCAATCGCTAAAAGATTAGGAGTGCCACTCGAAGAGTACGCAAAACAATTAACCATGAAGGAGGCATAAGCGTATGGAACAAGATAAAAACATAAAAACTTCTCGTGCGAGTCAAACAAGAGAAAAGGACAAACGTCCTCAAACTTGGACTCCCCCGTCATCACTTGATGCACCACCTGCGCCTGATGGATTCAGGCAAAAATGGTTGAGAGCTGAGACTATGGGCTTTGATGATACAAAGAACATGTCTGGCAAGATGAGATCTGGATGGGAACTCGTAAGAGCAGACCAATATCCGGATTCAAATTATCCGACCGTTAAAGAAGGCAAATATGCAGGGGTCATAGGGGTAGGCGGCCTATTGCTGGCTAGGATACCAGAGGAGATCGCACAGTCTAGAGAAGCTTACTTTCGTAAGCAGACCAAAGACAGAGACGATGCAGTCAACAACGATCTCATGAAGGAACAGCACCCAAGTATGCCGATCGATAGTGATCGACAAACACGTGTAACCTTCGGTGGTACTAAGAAGAGTTAATCTTTTAACGATTCGAAAACACCGAGTAACTAAAAACTAATAAGGAGTAATAACCTATGGCAAACATAAACACCCAAGGTTTCGGTTTAATTGCTGCGATGAGAGTTGGTAACACACCAGCTATCTCCGGCCAATCTAAATACGAAATCGATGCAGGTGAAACGAATGCTATTTACAATGGAGAGCCAGTAAAGATTGATGTTAACGCATCAACTGGTGGCTATATTGTAACTGCCGCGGCAGGTACTGCTTCAGTTGGTGTTTTAAATGGTGTGTTGTACACAGATGCAACTACTAAAAAACCAACTTGGAGTAACTACTACCCAGCAGCTACAACTCCAGCAAATAGTGAAGACATCACTGCATTTGTAAATGATGATCCTAATCAGGAATTTATCATTGCAACAAACGCTACTTTAGGCGGCACTCTAGCATTAAGAAAATCCAAAGTTGGATTAACTTACGCTACGACAGCAGCAGCTGGAAGTACAGCAAACGGAAAATCTTCTGTAACTTTAGACATCTCAAGTGCAGCTACAACAGCTAAACAATTGAGAATGGTTAGAGTGGCTGAAGACCCAGAAAACTCAGATCAAGAAGCAGCATACTGCTCTGTAGTTGTTAAAATCAACTTACATCAGATGACTGTTGGATCTTTGGCAACAGGCATATAATAGGAGGATAAATTATGGCTATATCACGATCACAACTAGTTAAAGAACTAGAGCCAGGTTTAAATGCACTATTTGGCCTGGAATACAAAAGATACGAGAACGAACATGCTGAGATTTTCGATTCAGAAAATTCTGACAGAGCTTTTGAAGAAGAAGTAATGTTATCTGGATTCGCAAATGCTCAGGTGAAAGGTGAAGGACAAGGCGTTTCTTACGACCAAGCTCAAGAAACTTTCACTTCTCGTTACACTCACGAAACAATAGCTCTTGCTTTCTCAATCACTGAAGAAGCGATTGAAGACAATTTGTATGACAGACTTGCGTCTAGATATACAAAAGCTTTAGCAAGATCTATGGCGAACACTAAGCAAGTAAAAGCTGCGAATGTATTAAACAATGCATTCAATTCAAGCTTCGTTGGTGGAGATTCAGTAGAACTTTGTTCTACAGCTCACACAACTATAGCTGGATCTTTCTCTAATGAGTTAGCAACACCTGCTGACTTAAACGAGACATCTTTAGAGCAGTCATTAATTGACATTGCTGCTTTCACAGATGAGAGAGGCTTAAAAGTTGCTGCTAGAGGAATGAAATTAATTATCCCTAGTGAATTACAATTCACTGCGGAAAGATTAATGAAATCTGCTGGCAGAGTTGGTACTGCTGATAACGATATCAACGCAATCGCGAATATGGGAATGATCCCTCAAGGTTATGTAATTAACCATTACTTAACTGATTCAGATGCGTTCTTTATCAAAACAGACGTACCTAATGGCTTAAAAATGTTCGTAAGATCACCTATCAAAACTTCAATGGAAGGTGACTTCGATACTGGTAATGTAAGATACAAAGCTAGAGAAAGATACAGCTTCGGCTGGTCTGACCCTAGAGGTATCTTTGGATCACCAGGAGTATAATAAGCAATTTTGAGGCGGGACCACAATCCCGCCTCATTTAAAATGTAAAAAGGTGTTATGAAAGAATTCCGAGTACAAATCAAAGCATATGGATATTATGGTGACTTCAGAATTATGTCTGAGGACGATCCAATATCTGTTGAAAATGCAATAGTTGACAAACTAGGAAAAAATGATATTGTCTGGGAAGTTGATGGATTTTATAATCAATCAATAAAATATATAACCTATGAGGAGGTTATAAATATAAATGATGCAACAACATCTGAGCGATCTATACAAGCAGAAAAAAGTATTGGATCTACAATGGGAACAGGAGCATCTTAACGAGGGTAGATATACTCTCAATATGGTTAGAATTGACCATAAGGTCAGAGAAGTAATTAATCATATAAAACAAGCTGAAGCTCAAAAAGCTCATCTTGATAATAAGATTGAAGACGCTGTTCCACAAGTTTCAGTAGCTACTTAATAAAAAGCTACATCGTTGGAAAAAATCAACTCCACTTTACAGGACCTCTTGCACTCTATCAAAAATTAACATATAATATCACCACTATACAATATAAATTCTGCATGGACGAGTATAGTCGACGGCCTAGAGACCATGTAGAAATAACTAGGAGGATAAAACTATGGCACAAACAACATTTTCTGGCCCAATTAAAGCTGGAACAATATCAAACACAACTGGAACTACATTAGGATCAAATATTGCTAACGTTGGTCAAGTAGTAATGTCGCAATCTGCTTCAATTACTCAATCAACTTCAGCTGCTGAATCTGGAATTGTAATTCCTGCAAACAGCCAAATATTAGAAGCAACTGTTTTTGTAACAACTGCTTATGATAACACTGCTACATTAAGTATAGGTACAACTGCTACTTCTACTGAATTAGCAACTGCTGTTGCTGTTTCAACTGTGAACACAATTAAATTAGCATCTCAAGCTACAATTACAGATGCTGATAATTGGAAAGACGTTGGAACAACTGATGTTAAAATTTACACTATATCATCTGCAACAACTGCAGACGCTGGTGTTGCTATTTTGACTGTAACTTACGTTCAAAATAATAATTTAGCATAATACTAATTATTGTGGGCCTTCGGGCCCACACAAAATTTAGGAGACAAATATGAAATCAGATGTTAAAGCGGTACAAGTTACAGGAACAGGATCTGTTTTTGGTGGTAGAACAAGATTAAGAGGAATTATGATGACTAATGATGGTAGCACTGGAACTCAATCTATCACATTACAAGATGGTAATTCAGTAACTCAATGGATATCAGATTGCCCACAAGGAGATGTTTTTGCTTTCAATATTCCAGAAGATGGAATTTTATTTGAAGGTGGAATAACAGTTTCCGCTATTGGTGGTGATATAACTGCTACTGTAATTATAGACAAATAGGAGGCTAGATGGCTACCTCTGGTACTACATCATTCGATCTAACGATCGACGACATTGTTGAAGAAGCTTTTGAAAGAACTGGCATTAAAGGTGTAAGAACCGGACGTCAGTTAAAACAAGCTAGGACTTCTCTAAATATTTTATTTGCAGAATGGGGTAATAGAGGTGTGCACCTTTGGAAGGTAAAATCTGCAACTATACCTTTAGTGTTAGGTCAAGCAGAATATAATTATGCAAATGACAACACTAACTTTCCAACAGATATTAATGATGTATTAGAAGCTTATGTTAGAGATAATACAACAGCAACAGCACCAGTTGATACGACTTTATCAAAAATAGATAGATCAGATTACGCAGCACTACCAAACAAATTATCTCAAGGTACACCTTCACAATATTATGTTCAAAGAACTGTGAATCCAAGTGTGTTTTTATATTTAACACCTGGCTCATCTTTTTCTGGAGCAAATTACCAATTAAAATTTTATTACATTGCAAGAATTGAAGACGCAGGTGCATATACAAATACTGCAGATGTTGCGTATAGATTTATACCTTGCATGATTTCTGGCCTTGCATATTATTTAAGTATGAAAGTGTCACCAGAAATGACTCAAAATTTAAAATTAATTTATGAAGATGAATTACAAAGAGCATTGACTGAAGATGGTCAAAGAACTTCTTTATTTATTTCACCACAAACATTTTATGGAGATGGAGTATAATGGCTAATTTTGCTAGAGGAAAATTTTCGCAAGCTATCTCTGATAGATCAGGCCAAGCATTTCCGTATACAGAAATGGTAAAAGAATGGAATGGTTCTTTTGTTCATATATCTGAATACGAAGCTAAACATCCTCAACTAGAACCAAAACCAAGAGTTGTAGATCCACAAGGTTTACAAAATGCACGACCCGCGAGAACCGAACCAACGGTACCTAATTTATTATCATCAAACCCATTTACAACAACAGCGTCTTCTGGAACTATTTCTGTTTATGAAGATGCGCATGGAAGAACAACTGGACAAACTGTTGTATTTAGAAATGCAACAACAGGAAATGGAATTACAGAAAGCAACTTGAATAATGCAAGTGGCTTTACCATAACAGTAACAGATGCAAATAATTATACATTTGCATCAGGTGAAACTGCTGCGGTTTCAGGAAGAATAGGAGGAGCGTTTGCATCGGCTGGTCCGGTAACGATTACACCATAATGGCATATACATATTCAAATTTAAAAACAGATATTAGAAATTATACAGAAGTAGATAGCAATGTTTTATCTGACTCTGTTTTAACTACGATTGTTAAAAATGCTGAAAATAGAATTTATAGAGATACAGACTCTGATGATGACAGATTTTATGCAACATCAAATCTACAATCTGGAAATAGATATGTAACAATTCCATCGGATTTAAGATTTATTAGATATGCTCAATTGACTGATTCATCTGGAAATCAAGTTTATTTAGAGCAAAGAGATACTTCTTTTATGGCAGAATATTATGATACCCCAGGAACTCAATCAGGACTTCCTAAATACTATGCTAATTGGGATGCTAACTATTGGGTAGTGGCTCCTACACCAGATTCAACTTATTTGATTACTTTAGCTTACAATAAACAACCTGATTCTATAACAACTTCTGACTCTGCAACGACTTATGTAAGTAATAAATATCAAGATTTACTTTTGTATGCTTCTCTGGTAGAAACATATGGATACTTGAAAGGTCCTGCAGATATGTTACAATACTATGAGCAGGCTTATCAAAGAGCTTCTCAAACGTACTCTATCGAACAACAAGGTAGAAGACGCCGAGACGAATATGACGATGGTGTTATTCGTACTCCTTTAAAATCAGTAAACCCATCACAATAAATTAAGGAGATAAAATAAATGGCTAACATAGTACCTGACTCTTTTAAAACAGACTTACTTGGTGGCGTATTTGATTTTGATTCTGGTGGATCAACTTTCAAATTAGCGCTTTACACATCAATAGCTGGTTTCAGTACTGCCACTACAGCTTATATAACTACAAACGAAGTTTCTTCGATTGGAACAAACTATACAGCGGGTGGAAATACTTTAACTAATAATGGTGTAGCGGTATCAAGTAACATTGCATACGTTGACTTTGCAGATTTGACTTTCTCATCTGTAACATTATCAGCAGTGGGCGCTCTGATTTATAAAGGCACTTCTAATGAAGCAGTATTAGTTTTAGATTTCGGCGGAACAAAGACAGCGACTAACGGAGATTTCGTTATTCAATTCCCAACTGCTGATTCATCTAATGCGA